CCTAGCGGATTTCTCTGCCCCAGACCCTAAGCTAGATTCCAATGAGTCCAAAGACCTACGCAACTGCTCTATGCTTTTTTTGGATTCCTCAAAGGCTTGCTTTTTATTCCAAGCCTCGATGAACTCCCTCACCTTTGGATTTACCTCAACCAATGTAGACCCTTGCAGCGCTAAAAGACCGTTAAGCTCTTCCAAGGACTTTTTAAACTCTTCTACCGCCGCAGTACGGTTCTGGTTCACTTCGAATTGCGGCGTAGTAGCTAGTAAGGGCGAAACATTAGGAACGGCCAATTTAGAGAGCTGTTTTGATACTGCCGCATTAGCCCTCTCAAGATCTTGCGGCAGAGATTCCAATTTGCTTAACTTTTCCTCTCCTTTGGAGATTTCCAAAAACATTGCAGCCAGCTGCTGCTCCAAAGTGCTAGCCTCAAATCCAGCAGTTTTCAATTTGGCGGCTAAATCATCAAACACACTCCCTACGCCTTTTTTATCTTCCGGCGCACTGGCTAAAAGGTTGCGGGCCTGAATTAGAGCTCTCGTCGAGGCTAGAGCTGAGGTCCCTCGCTTGGCAGCCGCAACTTGCTGCGTAGTTTCCTTGAACTTGTTAACGCTCTCCTCGACACTTTTCGCCCAGCTTTCCCACTTCTTGGAGGATTCTTCCAGCTCTTTCGTCTCCGGAGCTACGATATTCAGCCCATTTAAAGCAGATATGGCCACTGTAACTCGCTGCAGATTACCCTCGAGACCCAACACCGCAGCTTTAGCCTCGTTAACCCTATCGGTATTTACAACTTGCCGACGAATCAATCCGCGTATTTCCGGAACCTTTGCGAGTTTCAGATTTTCCTGCGCCGTCCTAAGCTGTTCTGCTATTTCATTGCGTCTAGCAGTAGCCTGCGCCAGCAACCGGCTATGCACTTGCGTGCTGATTTCACCGATTTCACGAAACAGGGCAATTTGACCGCGGAGCGAGGTAAGCCATTCACCGTTTTTGGTAATAGTAGAAGTTGTTTGTTTTTCTGTCCCGCTCAGTGCGAGCGTAAGCCCTATCGAAGCTGCTGAAAGTCCAAGCAATATAGGGTTCAATCGTGTCAAAGTAGCAGATGCAAAACCTACAGCTAATATAGCGGTGCGCAACTTCAATAGGGCACTTATAGCCGCGAAAATCCCAATTTCCAATTTGCTCAAGAACGCAAGGAAAAGTAACCCACCAGCAGCACCTGCCGCCCCTACTATTACTTTGCGAATGTTACCGAATTGAGCGGTAAAATCTTTTAAGACGTTAGTCGTCCTACTAACTACTCCGGTCAGAGTGTCGGTAATGCCAGTCAATTCTTCGAGGGCTGCCAGAGACTCAAACACTGTTGTCTTCAGCGTACCGAATTGGCCTGTCAGACTTTTAGCGTTGATTGCAGCTGCCGGCCCAAAAATCTCCTTAAAAGCTGCGGCCATTTTAGGTAGCAGTTCATCCGGCAATACTTCGCCGGCGCGTATCATCTCCGTGAATTCCTTTTGAGTAACACCCATAGATTTTGCGGCGATGGCGAAAGCGCCTGGTATCTGATCACCTAACTGCCTCCGCAGCTCTTCCATGGTAACCACGCCCTTTGAGATCATCTGCTCAAAGGCTAAAAATACTTGGCCTGTACGTTGGGAATCTAGCTTAAAAGCTTGCGCAGCTATAATCGCACCCTCAAATACGTTGTTCATCTGATCCAAGGATAAATTGGACAGACGGGCTGAGGTGGCAAACTTATTGAATGGATCGACGATGCTACGCACATCCACACCGAGCTTCCCTGCAAAAGCACTCAGCTCACCAAACTGCTCAGCTGCTAGCAGGCTGCTGCCTGTAGCCACTGTCAGCCCGGCTGTAAACTTCTGCATGTCGATGCCGGCTTTAGTTACGGCAACACTTAAAGTTGCAACCCCAAAGCCTACGGCGGTAATTCCTGCCACAGTCAATGCTAGGGCCTTCGTGGTCTCACTAAACAATGAGGTCAAAACAGATAGACGAGCGCCGACACCTGACAAGGGGCCTAAAGTCAAGGTAGCCGAACGTGACAGATCCCGTAAAAAGGAAGTAAAGCCTCCGCCGGGCGATGTTCCCAATGCAGCTCCTGCGGTACTAACTGCCTTTAATGCCGCCGCAGCCCTGCTGGCCTCAGCATTTTGTTTTGCTGTGTCAGATACGGCAGTTTGTCCTCGAGACAGTACTCCTCTAAAACCTGTCACGCCTCGAGCAATCTGGTTGGGGGGCAACGCCGCCAACTTATTAACATCCGTTAAGGTGTTGGCGAGACGTCTATACGCCCCCGTTACCTTATTGATCTCTTCCTGCGCCACTCCTACTTTCTTCATCTTATCCGTTAGGGCAGAAGTCCGCTGAAACAGAGTCAGCAAAATCTTTTCTACGCTAGCGAATTTCCGAACTATGTTTTGCGCTGACTCGTCTGAGGTTTTGCGGACTTTGTCGACAGTTTGGCCGAAGTCTTTTAGCACACCTAAAGAACGCTGTAAGGACGCTGTATTGGCAACTAAGCCAAAACCTACATCACCCAAATTGACCGTACGAGCCATTCTTTAGATGCTCCCTAATAAATACTATCCATCGAACAAATTCATCAAAAGGCAAAGCGCGTATTTCCGCCTCAGTTTTATGGAGGTGAAACCCTACCATATTTATCAGAAATACAGGATGCTTTGCCCTTAATCTTTTCCCTCCTGCGCCACTTGGACGTCAAAATTGGACAGCTCATTGGCCGCGTCCAATATACGCTTGAAATCCTCCGAGTAGGGGCGTGCAAGAATTGCCTCAACATCTGCAAGATCAAACACGGGCTTAAAAGTCTGTGGATCTACGCAAGATCCTACCAGCAGATGCGCGGTTTTAGTTTTCATGTCGTCGAATTCGACAAGGTCCAAGACGCTGCCTGCCGGGATTTGAGTGACCAGGATATCCACCGGAGCTTGCTTAGTCCCAATGTTCACTACGACGGACTTAGGTTTCTTAGCGAAGAAAGCGCTTCGAATCCGTGCGATGTTACCGCTGCCATTATTGTCGGAATTAGTCTCGTTAGCTTTGACATTATTAACACTCATTACAACCTCCATTTGGTGATGTTTATTGCATTAGGGTATCGCTACAAAAGCCCCACTACCTGTAAAAGATGCTGCGAAGGTATTGGGGGCATCATTGCCGCCAGTCAGGGTGACGTCTGTAACTACCACTTCACCGCCCCAGCCATTGACACCGTCATGGAGGTAGCGAGCAAAAGCGGTAGTATCCGTCTCCCAAGCTGACAGCAAAATCTTAATAGCCGCTGGGATAGGCGAATTGGTGCCATGTACCCAACCAAAAGGTCGAGCAATACTAGGCCCTGTGGAGGCGAAAGGTACTGAGAGTTCAAAGTTCAGTGTTTCTTCCTCTAAGGCACCTACGTCGCCTGACTGCGAATCCGAAATCAGACGGAAAAATCCGCGCCCAACCGAGCCGTTACCGCCAAGGCCGTCGGGATTGATTTCAATGATCAATTCGTCGCGAGCTGCTAGAATTGTACCCCAGCCATCGGCGACGCTGAAGATAGCAGGTAACGCCATTGTTACGGTTTTCAACCCTGGAATGTGCGTATCGAAGCCTCCGTTAGTAGCCAAAGTCGGGCTATCGGAGGTTTTAATCGCCTCGGATGTTTGCGTCAGAGTGTACGATGTGTATTTACCTAGAGTCTGTAGCGGCAAATAGTCGTAATCGAGCGTAATTGTTCCAACAGGCGTAAACGTACTTACGAATGTAACCATCCCGAAGAGATAATCGATGGACTCTACGCTGCTAGTTACATTTGTTACGCCATCGAAAACTGCTACGACCGCGCTACGATCCATCACACGTTGAGCTGTGTTAGTGATTTGATAGGTTTTCCCTGCCACGAGACTAGTGCTTGCACCTGCAATTGTTACCGGTGTGCCTGGGCGCAACAACTTAGCCTGGAACCCTACAAATCCTTTGTAGATGGAATTCGAGGTTATAGACCAAGTAATGGCGCCTGTAATACTAGATTTATACGTCTCACCCAGCACAGTATCAGATACTGACTGACCCTGCTTACTGAATTCACCTGTACTGCCTGGCAGCAATGCAAATACTATGTTGTCGGCGGATACTAGAACCTTCTTAGCCATTACATTTCTCCTTATTCAATCGGAACTCGCTGTGACAACGCCGATGGAGCGGGCAACACATAGGCTTTGAAGTTAGCACTGAACATTGGACGCAAACTATCATCGAAGCCTAAAGTTGCCACATCACCGAGTTGCAGTATCGCACGGTAAGTATCGCCGTTTACAACTACATTTCCTAGCCCCAACAAAATGTCTACTACGTCGGTCATTTTATCGCGAGCTACAACATAACCATTGCGGCCTCCTCTAACAACTATCTGCACCGTAGGTTGATTTAGGAGCAAAGAGGGGAAAGGCGATGTGCCTCCGACATGATTCACTAAAATTGAAGTGTCAGGCGCTGAAGGAGGTAATCCAACATTTATGCTCCAACCCGAGGATGCAGCAAAAATTCCTGCACCAGCAGTCTCTAAAAGCTGTGCGAATGCTCGTGCAGGATCTTTCATAGCTTTATTGCCCTACCCATTAACTTAGCATGATATCGGTATAATTTTTAGCGATTTCGTCCAGGAAATTGTCGGCAGTTTGTTCCATAGCTGCCTGCAAGTATTTAGCCTGCGTAGGAAATTCATGATTTAACCATACAAACTCATGCACTAATGCAGCGTACCAAGCCTTAGCGTTGCCATAGACAATCTCAGCTCGCGCAAAACCCTTTACGTTCGTAACCTCCAAGCGCCCGCTATCGAGTAAGGCTCCAGTTTTTTGCGGCACATAAAGCTGGCTCAATGTAAATGTCGGCGTTAATGCCTGTGCCAGAATCTCAGGTGTTGCAACCGAAAGCGATGAAATCAAAGCATTGTATCGCCTTATAACATCCGACATACTATCGCGGGCAGAGATTGTAGCGCTTTTTCGAAAATCTGCATGAGAGCCTTGCCGAGTCCTTCCTGGCAGCCTCCCAAAACCCGCCTTCACAGTCCTGCGCATCAAAGAATTACCTGTCTTAAGATGCTGACGTTGCGCAAATCAGTCACCCTGCTTACTTGCTGGATTTTATTTGCTCCGGACACCATCGAAGGATCTAACAAATCTGCATGTTCGCCCAGATAAAGGTAATCACCTAAAGATAGATCCCGATCAACCACTACAATAGAATTGCTAACATATTCACGCCTGTCTAGGCCGCTACGGAACAACTCGGATTTATCCTCCCACCAGCAATCTAACAGAACTGGTGCAGCAAAAGAATCCCCGCCAAAACCATCAGGCGTTGTAGCCCACCATGTAGCGCGATGAACTAGTTTCATTATACCACCCTAAACACAGCAGTTAAAAGGCCAGGCGTAATCACTCTATTCACCTGCGCCGCTAAGTATCCAGTTCGATCTAACTGAACCGCATGCTGCCCAAATCTAGTAGCTTTAAGCCCACTGCCGTAGATGTTATGAAAAGCATCTTCGCTGGACCCTAACTTTGTGGAACTTAACGGGCCCTGAGTGGAGAAAAGTTCAGCAAAATGCGCCGCCAAATAAAGTTCAATCTGGACAGCACCTGAGGAGCTAATGACGGCTGCAGTATCTGCCGCCAGCAATTCATCAACTATAAAGCTTGCCGATTCAATCGCCATAGAAAACTGTCCCGGCGTAACGCCTTTAGGAATTAAAACTTCTACCTGAGATGCGCTAATCCGGGACATTCTACTTCCTTACTTTGCAGAGGTTTTCGCCGCAGCCGCTGACTTTGATGTCGAAGCTGGGGCTGGAGCTTGGGCCGACTTCGAGGCTGTCGTCTCCAGTTGCCACCTACCAGGGAATTTAGCAACCTCCTCCGCAGTCAACGTTGCACATCCGCCGGCGCGAATACACTTGCCCTGGATCCAATGCTTCCCGCTCAGAAGTTTGTATTGCGACGTCGCGCTATTCATTACAAATCACCCCACGCATTAAGAGAAATGAACAATCCCGGAACGACCTGACTGATCAGCCTTCACTCGTGGGGCCGTAATAGCCATAACCTTAAAGTTAAGCATCATACCGCCTTGAGTCTCCCAAAAAACTGGAGTGGGCTGCAGACCGTCCAAAAGATCAACCACATCACTGGTAAATTGCACCAAAAGGACATTAGTACCCGACAAGCGCGTGGTCGATTTGATACCGCGAATGTCGGGAATTTCCAAAATTCGACCAAGGATGGACTTGTCGCTATTCGTCTTGAAGTCGTTCAGCAGGCGAGTATACACCGGGACTGAGACATACAATTGGTACGGACCAAACATGTTGTCCGACTGTGCAATTGCAATCATTGCAAGCAAATCGTCCAGGATAGAGGTACCGGCAGTTGCAGCCAATGCCCAAGAGGCTGCTACTGTACCCGTATTACGCGTCGGAGCGTTGGTATAACCCCAAATAGTGCCGCCGCCGGCTCCGACAGTAGTACCGTTAAACAGCAAATCTTCCATGCGGTCGGCGACACGGCGCGTTGCAACTGCAATCTGGGTGGTATCCAACGGAAGGCCTAGACGGCGGCTGGAGCTCAGATTACGCAGGCTGATATGGAAATCCTTATGGATGATCGGCAGCGGAGTATTAACCGGCTGGAAGAGCACTCGATCGGCCTCAGCCTCGGTAAGCCCTGACATATCAATTGAAGCATCCGACATGTCGCTCATGGTCTCATGCTGAACAGTCGTGACGCCCATTGCATTCGGGATTGACACAACCAAGTTAGCGTCTTGAAGATCGGCAATACCTACAAGGCGACTACGTGCAACTTCAACGACAACAGCGTCGAATTGCTCCCACTCATCCTTGTGCAGGACCGCATTGGTACGCAAGGCGTTGATGTTCAAGCCGTTGCACATCAATCGCGAGGCCACCGAGCCAAATCCATTGGAATCAGCATTATTCAATGTCAGATTTTCAATCACAGCAGTTTCATCGCCCATTTCATTCTCCTTATACAATTTCTACACGAATGCGAGCGGGAGTGCCGCCGCCTGAATTATTTACCGCCTCCAATGCAACTGCAACTACGCGACGTACATTGCCAACAGCCAAAGCCGCTGCCGTGACCTTCTTCAAAGTGCCATCACCATTACTTACCAATTCGTCACCTACAGCGATGGCAGGAGCTGCAGCCGGCACCAATGCATTGATTTCGGCCCCCCTCTCAGGTACGATGGCCAATACACGCTCATTTGCCGTGTAATTGGTATTCAAGTCTCTGCCTACGAAGTCCTGTTCATGCGCAAACAGTGCATAAGCATTACCTTCAGCCGCGCTATGCACCACGAAATTAGCGCCACTACGCATCAAAAGATGCCCTGGAGTGATAGTGCCTCCAGCATTAGCTTCCTTATAAATCCCTTTGCCACGCAGTACAATTGTATTCGACATCTCGAGTCTCCTTAGTTATTTGCCGCTACGACTTTAGGTTCAAAAACTTTACGCGCCGGCGTATAGTCAGCCTCGCTATTGCTATTGCTATTGCTATTCAGCGACAAGCTTGAACTATTACCTGAAAAATCAAACTCCTCCTTAGACGGCCGAATTTTACCCTGTTCCTTCAAGGCACCTACCATTTTGGCGAGCAAAGACAGCTTCAAAGGTTTCAGATCTTCTACGGCGAATTTGCCATTGGTAGTCAACTCGGTCACATATTCGGCTCGGATCGTGTCTGCGTACTCCAAGGCTTCGTTAATTTGGAACTGCACCTCAGGCGTAGCTGAAGCCAAAAGCTCCGACAAAGTGTGCAGATGCGAAGTCCCAGACGATTCCGTAGGCAGTTGTGGCGTCGCGGCAGCATTCACATTCACGTTTACAGCCTCCTCGGGAGTGCCGGCCGTAGCTTCCATGGCTGCTGGGACATTCTCGGAGGTCGAAACACTTG